TAAACTATTAGATATTATCTATGATAAAACAATAACAGATAATGATGTTGCTGACTCTGCAGGTATAGGGCATTGGGCAATTAATAATTGGGACAAGGCAATTTGACAGGTACTGCTATGGCTTCTAAACTATATACAAGTGAATTATGGCTTAAAAAGAGATATCATATTGATAAGAAAACTCCAGAGGCCATAGCACAAGAATGTGGGGTCAGTGTGGAAACTATTTATGTATACCTTGCTAAATTTGGACTAAGGAAATCAAAGCGATGAGACCAGAACCAGTGTATCCAGACGTAAAGAATTTTAGTTGTCAAGATTTATATCTTCATTCCACAGGTGCTCCATCTGGGTCACATATTCTTGACACCTGTCATAACATTGCAAAAATGTTAATAGATAAAAATATTGCATACGGAGATTCTGCACTTAGTCCTGTTAGAATTTTTAGCAAATCAGACGCAAGGGAACAGTTACATGTTCGTATTGATGATAAGTTAAGCAGACTTATGAAAGGTTCTGATTATCCAGGGGACAATGACATTGATGACTTAATTGGATATCTTGTACTTTTAAAAATAGCAAAGGAAAGAAATGTCAACTGAAGAAGATTTAATTAAACATCTCGATGAGATTAATACAGTTGTTGGAGAATACCTAAAGGGTAATGACGCAACTAAAATTTCTAAAGATCTTGCTATCCCAAGAACTCGTGTAGTTCAACATATCAATGAGTGGAAGGTGATGGCATCTGCCAATGATGCAATTCGTGCTCGTGCAAAAGAAGCCCTTGCTGTTGCAGATACTCATTATAATAAACTAATCTCAAAATCTTATGAGGTTATTGATGAGGCTACATTAACAAACAATCTTGGAGCAAAAACCCAAGCAATCAAACTTGTTATGGATATTGAGTCTAAAAGAATTGATATGTTGCAAAAAGCAGGTCTTCTTGAAAACAAAGAACTTGCAGAAGAGATGCTACAGATAGAAAAGAAACAAGAAGTTCTCATGGCAATTCTTCGAGACATAGCATCCGAACATCCAGAAATTCGTGATGAGATTATGCGTAGACTTTCTGATATTGCTAAAAAGGATGAAGTGATTACAATTGTCCATGAAGTTTGATGATTTTCTTGAGGCTCTTGCCGATAATCACTTTGAAGAAACCCCAGTAGACGCTAAGACATTTGTTGAGTCTCCAGATTATTTGGGGCAGCCTGGACTATCAGATATTCAATATGACATTGTTGAAGCAATGAGTCAGATATATAGAAAAGAAGATCTTCAAATAATAATGGGAGAAGAAGAAGGCGCAAGATATTTTGAAAAATTTACTAAGAATGAAATTATCCTCCAATTGGGCAAGGGTAGTGGTAAAGATTTTACTTCCACTGTTGCTTGTGCTTATATTGTTTACAAATTACTTTGTCTTAAAGACCCTGCAAAATACTTCGGAAAGCCATCTGGAGACGCTATAGACTTAATTAATGTGGCGATTAATGCTCAGCAGGCAAAGAATGTTTTCTTTAAGGGTTTTAAGTCAAAGATTGAAAGATCTCCATGGTTTGCTGGTAAGTATGAAGCAAAGGTAGATTCTATTAGTTTTGAGAAGTCTGTAACTGTCTACTCTGGTCACTCAGAAAGAGAATCACATGAGGGACTTAATCTTTTGCTTGCAGTTCTTGATGAGATTTCAGGTTTTGCATCTGAAGTAGCAACAGGTAATGAACAAGGTAAAACAGCAGATAATATTTATAAAGCATTCCGTGGATCAGTTGATTCTCGTTTCCCTGATCTTGGAAAGGTTGTTCTATTATCATTTCCAAGATACAACGGAGACTTTATTTCTGAGCGGTATGAAGCAGTAATTGCTGAAAAAGAAGTAGTATCTAAAACACATAGATTTATAATTAACCCACTTCTGCCAGAAGATGATAAAGATAATTGGTTTGAAATTGCTTGGGATGAAGACACAGTTATTTCTTATAAGTACCCTGGAGTATTTGCATTGAAACGTCCAACATGGGAAGTAAACCCAACTCGTAAGATTGATGATTTCAAAATTGCATTCATGACGGACCTCGGTGATGCAATGATGCGTTTTGCTTGTGTTCCAACATATGCATCTGATGCATTTTTTAAGCAGGCAGACAAAGTAAGAGCCTGCATGAGTATTAGAAACCCACTGGATAATTTCAGAAGATTTGAAGAAAACTTTAAGCCAGATCCAGAAAAGGTTTATTATGTTCATGCTGACCTTGCACAAAAACATGACAAGTGTGCTGTAGCAATTGCACACGTTGAGAAATGGGTGAATGTTCAAGTAATTAAAGACTATGAGCAGATATCTCCAGTAGTTGTTGTAGACGCTGTTGCTTGGTGGGAACCAAAGGTAGAAGGTCCAGTAAATCTATCTGAGGTAAAGCAATGGATACAAAACCTACGCAGACTTGGCTTTAATATTGGTTTAGTTACATTTGACCGTTGGCAATCATTTGATATTCAAAATGAATTACAGGCGGTAGGAATGAGAACAGAGACAGTATCTGTAGCAAAGAAACACTACGAAGATATGGCGATGCTTGTATATGAAGAGAGACTTGCTATGCCTGCTATCGAACTTTTGTTTGAAGAACTAACCGAACTAAAGATTATGAAAAACGATAAAGTTGACCACCCACGAAAAAAGTCTAAGGACTTAGCAGATGCCGTGTGTGGATCTATTTTTGGTGCTATCTCATATACTCCAAGAGATCAAAACCTTGAAGTCGAAGTCCACACTTTTAGGGACAGACCTAAGCGAGTTGACAGTCTCCCAGAGAATGTGATACACTATAAACCTAGTCAAATAGAAGAAATAAATGACTATTTGGATAGGCTAAAAACAATATAAATAAAATGAATATAAGGAGAAAAATGAATTCATTAAAGAAAATCGCTCTAGCCGTGGTTGCAGCCATGACTACCGCAACAATCGTGGCTTCGCCTGCAAGCGCAGCCGTAATGACAGTCGCTGTATCACTTGATGGAACTGCCAACACAACGGCATCCGCAATTGCTACACCTGCTGCATTGCCAGTACCAGCAGACAACACAGTTGACGCTGCTGACGCACTCAAGTTTGTTGCAACAGTTGACACAGGAACATCAGTTTCTGTAACAACAACAAATGCAACAATTGTTTCTGCATTGCACACATCTGCTGCACCAGTATCTGCATCATCAGGATCTTCATCTTTGACAATTGCAACTGGCACAGGAACAACTGCAACATTTTATGTCTACACAAAGACAACAGCAATTGGTACAGTTGCTATCACAAATGGTGGAACAACACTAACATATTATGTACAGGGAACTGCAGGAAAGATTAATACTCTTGCACTTTCATCTGCTGATGCTGGAACAACTTCAAGCGTTGTAACTGCAACAGTAACAGCAACAGACGTATTTGGTAACAAGGTATCAGGTAAGGGTCTAACAGCACTTGTTGTTGGTGGAACTCTTGATACAACTACTGGTACAACTGGTGCTACTTTGACTAACTTTGGTCAGGCAGAATTTAAGGTAACATTACCTACAACAGGTTCTTCAACTCTCGTTGTGTCTGTTACAAATTCATCTGATGTTGCATCTGTTGTAACAGGTTTCAACACAGTGACTTCAAGCGTAGTTAAGACAATCTCAGTACGTGATCTACTTGGAGAACTTGCTGCTGCTAACGCTGCAAAGGATGCTGCAACTGCTGCAAAGGCTGCTTCAGATGCTGCTCTTGCTAAGGCTGTAGCGGATGCTGCTACTGCTGCTGCAAAGGCTGTTGCTGACGCTGCTGCTGCTAAGACTGCTGCAGATGCTGATAAGGCTGCTGCTGTAAAGGCAGAAGTTGATAAGGCTGCTGCTGCTGCAAAGGTTGCATCAGATGCACTTGCTGCTAAGGATGCACAGATTGCTAAGTTGACAGCAGATAATGCTGCTGCAATCGCTGCAATGAAGAAGGCATTCAATGCTCTTGCTACAAAGTGGAACAAGGCTAATCCAAAGGCTAAGGTTACACTTGTTAAGTAATTAACATAGCAACTTGGGGAGTGGGGAAACCTGCTCCCCTTTTTGTTTGAGGTGATATAATTAAGTATGTTTGATTTAATGGAAAAAGCAAAGCAAAACAGTAAAGTTCTACCTATTGAACAATACCACACATCAGAAATCACATGGGAAAGTGTGGCAAAATTTTTATACAGTGAGTCACTTATACCAAACGAAATCCTTAAAGATAGAATTTTAAATCAAGGTGGTGCATTTAGAGGTAATGTTGAAATTCAATCAGGCTTATGGTTTGCTCCGCAAGGAAGGAAATCAATATTTAGTCATTTTAAAGGTGTAACTGAATTATTATACAAATTAAATAAATCTGTAGATAATACCAATTGTGATTATTATGAAGACAAACCCTGTAACTGTAACAGTGATTGGCACCTACAAGGAATAAGAATATCAATGACTGATCGAATTACTGGTTATCATGCAGATACTGTTGATGCAATTTTTTGGCAAATACTTGGAACATCTTTATGGGAAGTAGATCAAAAAGAAACTTATGAATTAAACCCAGGTGACATAGTTTATTTACCTACCGAAACCGCACATAAGGTTTGGGGTGTTGGCCCAAGATTAGGGCTTATAATTGACAACCTCAATACTAAATATTTAAAATAACTGTCTACCTTTTATGTGATAGAATATATATATGATTAATTATGATTTAAAAGAATTTAAAAAAATAGTTGAAGATTCCAACGCCAATTTTAAAGCAGCATATTTTAAAAATTTTATTAGTAAGGATCACCTTCCTTCTTGGTTTGATTTTTTAAATTGTATTTATCAAGAATGGCAATACCCTACAGATAATGAGATGGCTTCAATAGTTAGTAAGCATAATGAAGAATTAAATGGAAGAGTCATTGTTGGAAAAAATTTATATTTTAGTGCACTTAATGGTGCACCTGATATAAAAGAAGAATTTAAAAAATATTTTCCTGAAATTTTTAAGATGTTAGAAAAAATCGAAACAGAATCTGGATTGGTCTTGACTACATCTGGGCCTAAAATATGTATTGGACCATATCAAAATATAAGTCATATAGACAATTGGCCAGGATTTTCTTTGCAATGCCAGGGACAAACAACTTGGACTTTATCTGATAAACCATTAATGGAAAAAGAATCAATTGAATATAAAGAAACATTTGAAATGAATCCAGGAGACTTTTTGTTCTTTCCTGAAGGAATGTATCACCAAATAGAGGTTACTGCTCCCAGGGCTTCTTTGCAATTTAATACCCACTTTTAATAAAAAATGATATAATCATCCTATTAATTGTTGGAGGAAAGGGACAATAAGTAGATTAATACGCATAGCAATAGCCAGTTTTTTAGCCTTTGGATGGCTTCTAACAGCCCCTACGCAGGCAAATTCTGATGATCCAATAGCAATTGCTGCCCAAGAAATACAGGACCTTA